CTAGCAGTTGATTGTAACGTTTGCTGAATGTAGGTAATAAATTTTGAACTTACAGTCCCTCTTGATACTAAAGACTGAACTAGTGGCACTTGACGAGCAATCCTCGTTACCCCTGCTTCCAATTCAGTTAATGCACGTGTTCCTGTGTAGTCACCGATGATCGTAGTTTGTTTTACTTCTAGATCTAGTTGTTGACCACCTTTGATAGCGTCCAATTTAGACGAATATCCTTTAGTAACTTGATCACCAATTGAACCAATTACTTCTGCTTTTTCAAATCTAGCAGTTTCTTTCATTGCTTCAAGTTTCCCTTCCATACGGGCAACGGCTTTTTCAATTTCGGAGTTCTTGATCTCCAACGCTTTTAATTCAGCAACTTCACTTGATAAGTTGTTGAAATCATCTTTTGTCGCAGTTTTGCTAACCGCTTCTGTGAACATTGTGTTTAGTTTTTCCACAACTTGTTCGGGTGTTAAATTAGGATTTTCCATTTTTTCCTTTTTTTTTTAATTAAACATTCAAACCATTTATTACTCTACTCCAATCAAACTCAACCTCAGCATTAACTGACTTAATATCCGTCTGAGTGCTTTTAATAAGCGGCTCTAACTTTGCAAGAGTTACTAATCTGCTTGACAGGTATTTTGCTCTCATTTCTAGCCCATATAAGCGTTCATCTGAACCTTGTCCTGTTGATAGTGATTTCAGTATGACAAACAATTCTTCTTCAATCTCGTCTATTAAATTGATCTTGTTTTGTCCCTTTACTATTTCCACTACATTAGTCATTTCGTTTGATCCAAAAGTTACTGCCGATCCTTCAAACAATTTGAGTTCCTGTATCATATTGTAACCCCCTTTTTCCATAGTTCCGTCCTTAACCCACTTAACCTTTGACGGTATCAATTGGTAACCGATACTATGCTCACGAATGATCCCCTCTTGATAGTCCTTCCAAGCGTCCTCACCTAGTGTTGAAGTTCCTAATCGTCCAACGGCAAACAATCCATTTTCATCTTCCTCTAATCTGTTAAACACTCCAATTTGTTTAGTCCAATCGTGGTGTCTTAAAAATTGTATTCTACGGTTTGTTGCTGAGTTCGGACCGTGTTGTTTCAACGATTGCTTGAACGCTCCTTTGACAATCATATCGTTGTCGCTATCAATGTTGTTAAACTTTGACAGATATACTGCTACTTCTCTTTTGGTAGTATCTAGATCTTTAATTTCTGCACTCCCTTTGACAAGGTATCTACCGTTATTCGCTTCTTCTTTGCTTTCTGTTTGCTCCATATTTGCTTCTTTATTATCCCAAATTAATTGACATTCACGTCTTATTCTGACATCATCATCGTCATACGTATCTTCCATATTTTCGTCCTCTTGACAACGAATCATAAACCTTCTATAAGGTTCTTCCTGTCGTGGTGTTGGCAATCTTAGTGGCATAATTTTAATATTCTAGGTTTAACAAATTATCACGTTGTTCATCGCTCAAAGGTATTCCCATTTCTTGAATTAATTTAAGCGTTTCTGCATTGGTTTTTAATACTTCTGCTTTCTCTTTGTGGTCTGTTTGTAGTACAGGTAAGTGATCAAAACACGCTTCAAGGTAGTAACCTTCTTTGTCTAGTCCAAATTGGCTGATCAACGAGTTATACAATTGTTGAGTTTCGGGAATGATCGTATCTGTGTAAACCATTCTAATACTATCTCTGACATTTGTAAACGTTGATCCTTTCTCTGAACTAAACAAATTACTTGACAATCCGTATGCGTCAATGATCGCAAGTTTATCTGAGTTCAATTCCTCAAACAACATTAGGTCTTTAGTAGGGTAGGACATTGGTTGCCAATTGACAGAACTTTCAGTTATAATCAATTCATCTTTTTGACGTCCAAACCAATCCCTTTGTATTTTTTCACGTTCTTCGGGTGTCATTGGTATTGCTCCCCCCATATCATTTTGCTGAGTTGATAAGATACCAATTGCACCGATGTTTTCCAACAACACATTTCGTTTGTGGTATTGTGCTTGTATGTTTGACAAAGGGTATCTTAAACTATCAATTCTGCTTATTGTCTTGACTAAATTCATACCGTCTGCACTTGTTAAATAAAGTGCGTCTTGCCATTCAATATACTCCTTAGATCCGTCGTCATAAACGAATACGAATCCGTCTATAAGGTTCTCCTTATCCATTTGCTTTAGTTTCTTTCCCGACAATCTGATCTCTACCTTGTTTGCAGGTAGTGGTACAATCATATTTCTTATATTGAAACTCCTTATTGGACAATATGCTACTACATTGGAATACAGGGCGTCCTGTACTGAAAGTGAGTAAACAACGTCAGACCAACTCTGAGTGGCATTAGGTGTGTTTATAAGATCTAGTAACCAATGACTTTCAATCTGCTCTCCTTTTTTATCGTACAATTTTGGTTGGTTACTAGCCATCATTGTTGCCCTTTTATTGATTACAGATCTTAGTTCGGGAATGTCTATGTACAATCTCCAAGCGTCCCCTGTATCAACCCATACTGCTTCCTGTTTACCCCACACTTGATATGAAGGTGGCATTATTCTTCTCATTAGGTCACTATATCTTCCACGATTGCTGAAAGCGTCTAATATGCCTCCTAGAAATTCAAATGCCATAAGATTTTTTTTGACAAAGATATTGATTAATTTATTACCTGCAAATTTGATTAAATTCTAATCTTTTGTTTGATTAGTTTCTAAGCAATATCTCTGAACATTGACTGAGCAAATATCGAAAGTCCTGCCAAACAATCGGGTGCGTCGTCATTCTTATTCCCCCCTTCTTTTGAGTAACTTAATAACCCTTGTATAAACTGCTCACAATCTTTAGTTTCATTCCTGTGGAAGATCATTCGTTGCATTATAAATACGCTTTGCATTAAGATCCTAGTTTCTTTTTTACCTGTGTTTGGCACTTGTAAGATCTTAGTTGAAGGAGTTTCTTTTTGCAGGTGTCGTGCAAACATCGCCCCCATTGAGTTGCTTTCTACTCTACAATAACTCACTCTATATTTGTTTAACAATCCTGCTACAAGTGGTATTGTGTGATCTGTATTTTCCCTGTTATAAACATAATCTACTACGTACATTTCATTACCGCTCCTTCCTAAGATAGCACAAGCCGTATAATCTTTTCCTTGATCTGCAACGTCCACATATCCAATATATCCTTCCATTTCGGGTAACGTGTCTGTGTACCTTAGATCGTTGAATAGACGACCTTTAATGTCAACAGGTGTCTGTTGGTATTCTGCTAACCAAATACTCTGCTCTGTACGATTTCTTTTTTCTAGGTATTCATCTGTGGTCATTACGGCTTCACAAAATGATCTGTCGTTTTCATCTAGGGCAGGGATCACAATACTTTGCTCGTATATTCCTATTTCGGTATTGCGTCCGATCATATCATTTATTGACCACCTTGTCCCTATATCAATTCTAGTACACCCACTTTCAAAACGACTGTCGTGAGTTCCTTCCTTCCATTGTATTATTTTTTCGTTCTGAGTTTCTGACAATGCTTGTTCTAACCCTGTGTAAAGATCATCTGTGATTGCTAACTTTGACGCTCCGAAACCGATAATTGTTCCACCAACTCCTGCTCCAAAATAACCAACCTGCTTACTCTGAGTTGTGTTCCACCCCATTAAGTTACCCTTATCCTCACTTATTCGAACAATAGGGAACACTTCCATAAAGATCTCGTTCCGAACTATCGCCCTAACGTCATAAGAAAACTTTTGATATAGTGTACCTGTACAAGTGTTTCTCATTACACTTTCTCTAGGGTTTCTTCCTAGTGTCCAAGCACAAAATAAAGACGTTATGTATGACTTTCCTGCACGTGGTGGCATTGATACTGATAGTGATTTCATACTACCTTCTTCAATCTTTTGAAAAGCGTCTGCTATCTCTTTAAGGAACGCTCTTTCTGTAAAAAAGTGTTGGTCATAATAAAGACAAAACTGCCAAAATTCCCTTCGACAGAGTTCTAATTTTAATACGTGTAGTATTTCTTTTTTATTCCTGCTCACCGTTTAATAGTTCCTTTATTTCATCTGTGGTCAAACCGCTAAGATCAACGTTTGTCTGAGTTTGTTCTACTTGCTGAACAGGTGCGCCATAACCACTATCCATTAGTGCTTTGTAGGCGTTAACGTCCCCCTCTCTTGCTTTCTTTATCAACGCTAAGGTCATAAGATCCTCTTGCGACATTAATTCAGTATCACCTGTAATTGGGTTCTTTAGGTTCTGACTTATGCTTAACCAATGCTTTGCAATTGTGCTACGATTCTTTGTTCCCTTTGGTCTACCGTTAGGGTTACCACTCTCTCCCTTTGAGAAGGGTTTTAAAGTCCCACCATTTTTTCCTTCCATTACTCTGTATTTACATTGTTCTTAATATCTCTTTCAACCCCTCTTTTAAGGTTGTCTGAGGGTTATAGTTCAACATTCTTTTTGCCTTGCTTATGTCTGCAAATGTGGTATCAACGTCCTCTCTTGGTTGTTTTACTTCTTTGATCTTTGCTTTTTTACCACAAACACTTTCAATAGTTTTAATTAACTCATTGAGCGTCACAGGGTTACTATTTCCTAAGTTGAATATCTCATACCCTAACGGTGTATCTAGTGCTGATATAAACCCTTTGACAAAATCTTTAACGTAAGTATAATCTCTATATGTCGTACCTGTACCGTATTTTATTATTTCTTGGTTTTTCATTATTTTACCTATAAACAATGAAATTGCCATATCCGATCTTCCCCTATCTCCATATACTGTAAACGGTCTAATTACATTGATATTTAGTTTATGTAAGTAGTGATAGGTATATCCTAACAATTCACACGCTTTCTTTGTAGCCGCATAAGGTGAAACAGGTTGATCCACATTATCTGTTTCTTTGAACATTGATCCTGTTCGATTTCCATATACTGAGGACGAGGACGTTAATACAATATTTTCGGTTTTTAGTTTCTTGCCGATTTCTAATATGCTTAACGTTCCCTGTACGTTTGATCTTTCGTAAAGAAACGGATTGTCAACAGAAGGTCTTACTCCTGCTCTAGCCGCTAAATGACCTATATGCGTTATTTTATATGCTCTGCACAATCTCAACAATTTTTCGTGTTCACAAATGTCCACTTTATAGAATACAAAGTTTCTAAATTTTTTAAGATCCTGCAAATTTCGGTTTTTCTGATCAACAGAATAGTAGTCGTTTATTTCGTCAACTCCCAACACTATGTGTCCCATAAGCAAAAGTTCATAAGTTAAATGATAACCTATGAACCCTGCACACCCTGTTATTAAATATCTTTTTTTCATTCAATAAGATCGTCAAAAATTCCTGCTTG